GCTAATCTACAAGGAAAAACTTTCGACATAAAACAAGGCTTAGAACAAATAACTAAAGAATTTAAATCTTCATCTCCGGAAGATATTAAAAAGATACATCCATGGTTAGCTAGTTCTAAAGTAATAGGCAAGAGTTCCGATTCTTTAGCGTCAATGGGTCTTTCTTTGCCTCCATATCATTTTAGATGTAGGTGTACTATAGACGTATCAAGCGAAGTCGAATCGTTTGAGGATTTAACGCCTATTCCGTTCCCTGTTCCTTCTAAAGCAACATAAGAATACAATTAAACGATAGTTGTTCGTAACGTACGTAATATCTGCTATCTTATATAACAATTATTTTTATTTGTATTGCTAGTATTATGAATAATTATTGCCATTCTTTTTAATTTTCAGTAAGTCATTTTAATCTATATATGTGAGGTGAATATTGAGCAACTCAATTAAAAGAATGGCAATTCCATCTGAAGAAAAAAATAAAAGAGTTGTAACGGCTAAGGTTATTGGTGAAAACGATTTGGCTTCTTCAGGAAAGAAAAATCCTGCTTCTGCGGGAAATAGCGGGATACCTTTAGAAGAAGACGAAGATGAAAAACGTAAAAAGAAAAAAGAGATTAACGAAAGCGTTAACAAAAGTATATTTGTTCCGATAATAAAATCCAGCAAACAAGAAAGAACGATAACTGGAGTGGTTTTACAACCCGAAGTAGTGGACGCTCAGGGCGATATTATGGATAAAGATGTAATACGCAAGGCAGCACACCGATTCCTATCTAAGTACAACAGGGCAACCGAATTAGGTCTGATGCATAAATATTTTGGCGACACAGGATTTGAATTATACGAATCTTGGGTTGCGCCGCACGACGTTACGATTAAAGACACCATAGTCAAAGAGGGATCTTGGCTTATGACCGTATTTGTTGGAAAAGATAAAATATGGAAAATGGTAAACGACGGGAAACTCAAAGGATTTTCTATCGGAGGTAAAGCCAAAGCCAAAGAAATAAATAATGAAAAAGAGGGTTTAAATGCCTAATGTTCCAAAAAGAAGATTTACGGAATTAAGCGTCGACGAGGTTTCCATAGTTGATAGTCCGGCAAACGAAGAACATTTTATTGTTATCAAAAATTTACAGGAGGTAAACATGCCCGGAGAGAAGAACGAAATAGACACCAAGGATGTTGTAAAGAATGACGATGCGCAACAGAATCCGGAAAAGGTTCCCGTTGAAGTCGATAAGGCTACCGATGAAGCTGTTGCGAAAGCGATGGAACAGGTTGCTGATTTAATCAACAACATCTCGAAATCTTTTGATAATGTTGGCGAAAAGGCCGGCAACAAAGACGAACAAGTAAGTAAAAAGAAAGAAGGGGAAGAGGAAAAAACAGAAGGGGAAGAGGAAAAAACAGAAGTACAGACGAATAAGAGCGCCGAGAAAATCGACGATAATATTCGAGAAGTTGCTACTGATGCTGTATACGAAGCAATAGAAAAGGCCAAGCGTTTTACGCCAACACGAGAAGCGGCTTTGAAGGCGGCCATAGAAACTTTGAATAAATTGGCAAAGGAACTTGGTATGCAAGAAATACCGGTTGGTTCTTCTCCGTCTACAAATACCCCATCCGGTACTATGTTTGGTTCGAGTTCGATTACCAAGTCTATGGAGGACTTTGTATCCAAATTATCGGAAGGAATGGAGAGGATAGTGGAGACCACCAAGAACCTTAGTGGCCGAATAGAAAAAATTGAAAAAATGTCTGTTCCGTCTAAAAGCGTAGAAGGCGATGGTGAAACCGATAACCAAGTGGAAAAGAATCAGAATTTCTGGAAGGGCGTTATTTAATTGTCGATTGTAAACAAATTTACACTAAACAATAAAACCTATAGGAGATAAAAATGCCTGATATTTCAAACGAAGAATTAGTTCAAAAAGCAGTTATAACGGCAGACGCCTTAGCCAGTAGCGGCAAATTAAATACGGCGCAGTCGAATCGTTTTATTGATTACGTGATCGATGAAACTGCGTTAAAAGACAACGCAAGAATCATCCGGTTCAGAAATGAAGATTTGGATATCGATAAAATCGGCGTTGGCACAAGGTTGGCTGTTCCGAAATCAGAGGCCAGGGATCCTGGTATCCGTAGAGGCGTTACGACTTCTAAAATCACATTAACTCCTAAAGAAATCATGGTTCCTTTTGAGATTGGCGATACGTTCCGAGAGATAAACATCGAAGGGGATAGCATCGAAAATCACATCATCTCTATGATGGCTCGTCAAGCGGCAAATGACATAGAGGAATTGTATATCAACGGTAATACGCTGGGACCCGCAGTAATCGAAGGGAATATAATTCCAGGCGGAAGTGATACTCAATATATCAAAGACAGTTATTTGGCTTTATTTGATGGTTGGTTAAAACTTCTCGATAGCGCCAATATCGTTGATGCAGAAGGAGCCAACATCGGTCTTAGCGTTCTTGGTAAAACGTTTAGAGCGATGCCGACTAAATTCCGTCGAATATTGAAAGATATGCGTTATTATATGGCGCCTGATTTGGAGCAAATTTACTACGAGAAACTTTCCACCAGAGCTACTTCGTTGGGCGATTCGGTAGCAGGCGGAATGGGACATAGACCGTTCGGTATTCCTATAGTTGGCGTGCCTTTGCTTGACTTCTTGCCTTCTATAACTGAACACAACGTATTCTCGTCTACCGAGGCGTATCCATTAGCAAACGCTCCTGTTCAAAACGTTATTGTTACTCCGGCTACTTTGGACGATACTCCTACTACTCCATACGTAGAAGACAGCGATTATACACTAGACGAAGCCAACGGCATAGTAACCGATATCGGGGGCCACCTTGGTACTGCTAAAATAACATACGATGCAAATCCAGAAATTCTTCTTACGCACAGGAACAACTTTATCGTCGGCATCGGAAGAGACGTTAGAATCGAGAAAGATCGAGACATCTTTAAGGGCGTTAATCAATACGCTATAACGTTAAAAGTCGCTGTACAAATCGAAGAACTTACTGCGGCCGTGAAAACTCGTAACGTAGGACAAGGCGTCTAACCGATTAGGATTGGTATTTATTCTCCCAATCCTAATTCACCAATAAGTCATTGATTGGAGGCAAAAATGACAATTAGAGCAAGAGTGGAATTAATAGGTAGTTTTACTCATAGCAGTAAATGGAGGACATTCCGTAAAGGAAATCCTCAAATTCTCACAAATCCCGCAGAGATACAATATTACAAAAACCAACCTAGTTTTAATGTTGTATTGTTGGATTCTAAAACAAAAGAAAAAGTTGTAAAAGAGGTAATCAAAAAGATGAAATTAGAACCGCCTCATGATGAAGTCGAAGAAGGAGAAGGATACGAAGAAGAGGAAGAAGAGGAAGAAGAGGAAGAAGAATACGAAGAAGAAGAGGATGGTGATGAGGAATCCGGTTATACGGAAGGGATGCTCAAAGATTTTAAGAAATCACAATTGAGAGCCCTTGCTAATGATTTGGAATTAGATATCGAAGGAACAAAAAAAGAATTGATAGCTAGGATCATAGAGGCTACCAATTAATCGTAAATGTTCCTCGTGATAGATGGAGGGTAAAATGCCGTTAATAAAAGTGCAAGTCCGCAAAAATATCCACCCTCGTCAAATTGAATTCGGCAATAACGTAGAACGTTCCAAACCTGGAGCTTTATATTTTGTTCCGGGCGCCGTTAAAACAATAACGTTAGACGAATACAATTGGATAGAGAAATACGACAAGAATTTTTTCAGATTTCTTATTGTATTGCCTTCGGATACCAAAAAAAATTATTCAAAACGAAAAACCAAAACCAAAACTATTTACAAACCAAAGGCTGTTACTATTGTTGAAGAAAATAATTCTAAAACAGCCATCGGTAGCAAATCTATTCCTGATAAAAAGGGAAATGAGTAAACAATCCTAATATATTGCGCCTTGTTTGGTTTTAGCCAATAAGGATTTCAAGTGATAAGAATAAATACGAAATATGGGAATACATACAAATTTGATTTGGATGATAGCGATCAAGCATACAAGCTTGTAAAATTATTAGAAGATAAAAATTTTCAAAACATAATAACCGGCATAACTTTGTTACGCAATTATAAACGTAGGTATAGGTGTGCTAACGATAAGTGTAAGCGCGTATCTAAGATGGTGTGTCCAAAATGTGGTGAACTTGATGACGATTATTTTAGATATACTAGTCATTGTACGTTAATTAGGCCGTGTTTAGAAGATGTGAAATTTGGAATAGAAAAGGCGCACAAAATCGATGACGAAGAAATAATCATCGGAGAAAAATTACTTTGTAAGGCAGGAGAATTGAATTTATCTGTCACACAATATAAACGCCAACCTGCTTCTAGAATAATTTTGGCCTCAAATGAAACAGATATATAATTTTGTAGACGAATATCGTCGAATAATAGGAGTTTAGATATGGCAATTGGTGATGATTTCTCTATCGATTCAAGTAAAAATATTAGATACGAAGGGGCGGCACATGAGGTAGCAGGCGCAGGATATTATACCGTTTTGGAATTCCATAGATGGTTACAAGATTTAGCCGATGACGCTTCTTCAACAGGAGATGATTTATTAGATATAACTAAGCCTCCGCCATCTGATAAACAATACGACACGATTATAACTCTTGCTAATGGTTATAACATAGACCAAGAAGCGTCAGAACACCTTTATGGCGGTTCGATAATTCAGAACGATGGAGACGACATATGGGATGGAATAGCGAATTACGGGACCGAAGGAATACACATAGAAATAATGCAAAACGGTTCTATATTCGCTAATGACTTCTGGAATTCGGTTCCAGACGGAGAGAGCACAAAAGGTTTGAATAGGGATACAGCTTCGGGAATATCTCACCAATTTATGTTACAAGTTAGAAGCAGCGGAACTGATATAGACGGAAGACGTTTGATAGGCATGAATCGCGAATTCAACTATACCTACGGCGAATTCAAAATAAACGGAACGGGAAGAGGGGTTAATGTCTTAGCACTTACACAGACCAGCGATTTAAATAATCAAACTGCGGCAGGAACAGTTTCCGGTTGGACCAATATAACTAATACAGAGGGTTATCGCGCTATAGATGTTAACGGGGATAGTGTCGACGAATATTATTATTCCGAATGGAACAGAGATACACAATCTATAAATGATTTATATGAACGTATAAAATGGTTAACCAGAAGGGGAACCAGTTCTACTGTGTACGGATTGAATGGTGATTTATTTCGAGGTATAACGCATGAAATAAACGTGGATACCCCTACAGGGACTTTCAACGCAGTAGAACCTGTGTCTTGGTCTACGGGCACCGGACAAATGCTTGCGATAAACAGCCCTACGGCGCCTACGAAGATGTGGATACAGATACTTACGGGGGTAGCGCCTACCGATGGCGTAACAATTACCGGTACCGACTCGTCAGCTACGTGTGATGTTGATACTACGGTAACGGAAAGATCAATATCAATAGCAGGTCCTTCGGGAATACAATCGACAGGAACGGCAATAATAGGACCATACGGTCTTGGCATAGAAGCGGCCGATCTTTCTGCTGATGATAGACTTACCGATTTAACTGATACACAAAGAACGCCTCCTAATAACGTTACATTTTATGTGTTAGGTTTGGTTTCGGGAGAGGATTACGTTCTAGTAGGACCGGAATCTGGTGGAGTAATAGAAGAGGACCAATTATCTACAAGCGGAACTTATTCAGGAGCAGAAACTACATTTACCGTGCAAGAGTCCATTCCTGGCGACACTCCTACTACAGGAACTTTTAGAGTTTGGAATGGTTCAACTTATTCGAGAGTAACCTATACCGGTTGGTCAGGCTCTTCTTTCACAGGTTGTTCGGGAGTTCCGGCTTGTTCTAACGGGGATAACGTATGGATATCTTATATAGATAAATTAGCGGATTCTACATCATTATCGTTTACGGGAGTTTATCAAAGCGATAGAAGCTTGATTATTAAAGCAAGAGACGGAGGGGGAACGCCAATTAAACCGTTCGAATCTACAGCAACATTAGGAACTTCAGGCGGTTCAATTACTATCATACGTACTTCGGATGCATAATTATGGCCAATTATATTGCTACAACAGACATGACTTTAGAAGCGGCAATTGCCGCAGGTCCTATGAACGATGGCGATAATCTTACCATAGATAACGGAGCAGTCGTAACATGTACGCAAACACCAAGTATATTATTGGGAAGAAGGACGATTAATGATGGAAAATTATTTATAGACGGGAAAAATATTGCTAGCGGTAATGTTATAAATTTTTGTTGTGAATACCAAGAAGCTTCGTATATTCATTTCAAAGGAACTTTGGAAGTCGATGGGGATTGGTATTCCATAGGAACTACGAACGGAACGGATAGTCAAACTTTTAATTTAGCTTCGTATTGGGGAGGAACGCTCGAGGATTTAATACCTGCTATATGGGTTGAAACAGGCAGAAGGATTGATTTCGATAACAACGCTGGAGAAACTCCGGAAGTAGGTGATTGGGTATATAAAACATCAGATGATTTGGTGATGGGTAGAATTGTAGAAGTCCAATCTACTTATATTGTGGTGAAATTTCTCACAGGAAGTTTAGCCGACAACGATTTAATAGAAATAAGAAAAATAGTCGATAATGAAGGACCGGATTATCAAATTTCTTGGACAGCACAAGTAGCTAATGCTAGCGGAGATGTAAAAGAAGCGGGAATATATCAAGAATTTGCTAATGTTATTGCGAATAGCACAAGCTACATCGCTACATTTAATCACCATTTAGGAGGGTTTGTATTTGAACACGTTTTCCAGTCCAATACTTTAACTATGGGATCAAGTACTGGTGGTGGTTTTGTTCCTCCAACAGGGTGTGATGTGAAAGTTCCTAATGTACACTTTTCAACTTCCAATTTAACAAATTACGCTAGCGGAGATACTTATCAAGACGGAACTAATTTGGAAAATAATCGCGATGAAATAATTATGTCTGGTGCTGGTAAGGTTGAGTTAAGTGTTTGCAACGTTGGTAGTTCTTATTTTGGTACTTCGGGGGCTTATTATTATTATGCTTACTATGTCGGAGCACCTATTTCTTTAGGTTCCGCCGGGTGTTTACAAAAATCCCTATACAATAATTGTGTTATAATAAATGATCCATTTGCGTTGGCGTCGAATCCAAATTCCGCAATTGGCGTCGTAGATTGTGGAAATGGTGCTGATATAATAGATTGTTTAGTCGTACAAGCGTATGCTTATTGGATGTATCTTGGAGCGGATACTTCATCTAATGTATTGGTGAAAAATTGTATTTCCGTATTAGGCGGAAGCACTTATGGAACAAATACGTATTTATATTGTTATTATGCTAGAAGGTGTGAAAATTTCACTATAGATAATTGCGTTGGAATATCCGCTGACATACACTCTAACGCTAAAGTCTTAGCCATTAGGGATACAAATAACGCCACGATAACAAATATGATTGCTGCGTCATCACAAGATTATCAGAATCCTACTTTAACAACCAACGCAATTGCGATGGAAAATGTTAAGGATGTATACTTGTGTGGCTGGAAAACGTTGGGACCAGCAGGATATAGAGTATTCTATTTTACCGATTGCAATAGAATAAAATTTAGATGTTTAGGAAGAATAGAAGCTCCAGACGACATGAACAACAAGAGTAGAGAACTGTTTACCATTATAGGTAGTTGTGTTGATGTAGATATATCTAGAGTATGGGCGGAAAATTCTGCTTACGACTTTTTAACGCCTCTTCCCGCCACGGTAATAGGGACTTTAATTAGTAATTGTAGTTACGATTACGATCAAACGTTTGATATTGCTGGCGTAGACACCCTTATAAAAGGTTTACACGCAGGTTCAGGAAATATTGGAGCTCCAGACGGTATAAATGCAAATTACCCGGGGGATATTGGCATACAAATTCACGATGGATTTAAATCGGATACATCGGGATTTATCGTTTGCATATTAATACCTCCTTCGGATAATAATAATTATATTACTATTGTTAATGGGAATCCGGAATTCAACGGCGACGGTTCTTTAAATATGTCTAATGGTGACATAATAGAAGTCGAGCAAAGTTATTTTTCGAAAGGACATATTTCATTTACCGGTAGTGTAACGTCTATGTTGGGGACCGGAAATATATCTTGGGGAACGGACGAGTGGACGAATATTACGGTAGAATTTCAATATGATATAGGGAGCGGTTGGAACGGAAGTTGGTTGGATGCAAGAACGATAGGCAATTGGACCGGAATAAGTAGCGCCCCAAGCGGAATAAAATTGAAATATAGATTTACTGCTACAAGCGATGTAGCGGATATGTTCATGTTTATTACGGAAACGATTACTAGTTTGTCGTCACAAGCGGCGAATTTATATCCTATAGATCAGAATTACGTAACGGTCAAAGTTATAGTGAAAGATTCTAGCGATTATTCGCTAATAGAAAACGCTAGAGTTTATTTGGTTGCGGACGCAGGCGGCCCTTTATCACAAGGAACTTTGATATTTAACCAATTAACAAACGTTAGCGGTTGCGTTCAGAATACCAAATATCTTTATACAGCCGATCAGCCTGTAATAGGTTGGATAAGAAAAGCCACGTCGCCTACGTTATATAAACCTACGAATATAATAGGCACTATAACAAGTTCAGGCTTAACTATAACAGGTATAATGGTGCCAGATTAATGACTATTAGTGTAAATTGGCTAACAAAGGTTGTAACAATACCTAAATCCGATTTGACTTTGGTGCAATCGACTCCTAACGAAATATACGAACTTGATTTAAATGAATTTCGATATTGGTTGCACGACGAACAAGATAGCGTCGAAGGGATGGTAAATCTCGAAATATTCACCCACAATACTGAAGTTGAATTAGGAGGAATAACTTTTGCAAGGGTAATAAGGGTAATAAACGGTTATACAATTACTTTTGAAAACGGTTCGTATGCTGTAAATTTAATAGGCGCTAATAGCAACGTTGCTGACGTAACAAACGTTAATAATGTTTCCGTAAGACCGTATAATTCAGCAGGGTTGATATCTTCTCCGGATATAGAGTATTCTTCTTTTAATGAAAGAGTAACTATAGATGTTATCAAAGGTTCTTCTGGAACTTTGTATCCTAAGGGAACTATGAGAGAACCTGTTAATAATCTTGCTGATGCAAAAATAATTGCCGCATATAGAGGTTTTGAAACGCTATTTGTAATAGGGAATATAACTTTTCTCGATACGGACAATATAGACGGATTCACTATTATAGGGCAGAATCCTACAAAAAGTTCATTCAATTTAACTGAAGGATTATCTTCGCAAGGTTGTGAATTCATAGAAGCTACAATAGACGGAGTTTTAGACGGAAATTCTACAATAGACAAGTGTGTAGTAGATGATTTAACTTACATAGAAGGTATAATAAAAAATAGTATTTTGCGCGGAATAATAATACTGGCTGGAAACACTACTACCAATATACTTAATTGTTATGACGGCATTGCTGGAGATGATAAACCTATAATAGATATGGGAGGCTCCGGACAAGGTTTGACTATTGGCGGTTATAATGGAGAATTGGAAATAAGAAATAAAGACGGAGAAGATAAAGTTTCTATAGATTTAGTATCCGGGGAGGTTGTTTTAGATTCCACCGTAACTAATGGAGAAATAGACATAAGAGGGGTCGGCAGATTAATAGACGATAGTTCTGGTGATGCTATTGTTAAATGGAATGCTCTTATTTCTAATGATAATTATAATGAAGTGGTGATAGTCAACACGACATCAGGAGTTTCGGGAACACAATATCCTCGCGGAACTTCTAAGATGCCTGTTGATAATCTTGTTGATGCAAAAATAATAGCTGATAGCCTAGGAATAAAAACTTTATTGATAACCGGTAACGTTACATTGGAAGAAGATTTTGAAGAATTTATGTTTTCATCATCGCACTTTTCACACGCAACAATCGATCTTAACGGAACAGATCTTACAAGATGTAAAATAAATTCTATGACAGTCGTAGGGGAATCAATCGGTTTTTTCATAGCTATAAATTGTAATTTTCCAAATGGATTATCTAATATTGGCGCCTATATGGAAAATTGTATATTAGGCGGAACAATTAGCGTTATCGACGGAGGACAATTAAGGTGCATAAGGTGTTCGTTTCTCGAAACGATATTGGATTTAAATGGCGAAGTTACTGTTAGTTTAGCAGATATAGTTGGTAGTATAAAAATAACAAATCTTGATAATGCTTTGTCCGTAGTTTCTATTACAGGAAATTTTAGCGTTGATATAGATAACACTTGTACTAGCGGGATTATCAAAGCATCTGGCATAGGTATTTTGAATGATAGTTCTTTGGGAACTTTGGTCGTTGATAAAGTTCTTCCCGGAAGTTTAAGTATATCGCCGACCAACGATAGTGTTGGTTCGCCGTTTGATCCAAATGGAACATACCCGTAAAATAAAAGGAGAATATTATGGAAATGGATGTACTAGTTTATAAGCAAAATATGCCTATGAATAACGGAGAAAGTGTTAATAATTATACCAGGAAATTAGATATAGCATCTCGTACTCATATCATAGGTAAATTAAATATCGCAAAAGGGAATGGAGGGGCTTGGACAACGGAAATTTATAACGATAAAGTGATTATGTGTGTTTATAAGGGAGAAGAATCCAATAGATATTATTTGATGAAATATAGTAGGGATAAAGACGGAACTTTTAATTTTGGCGATATGATAGAAGTTGAACGGGTGACAACATACAAACCTAAGACCGATATGCAAATAACCAAAACAGAAGATAATTTAATATCGTCGCCTAATTCCGAGAAAGCGTGTTCAAGCGGACACAAAACTAGAAAAGCTTTGGGAGAACCAATAGAATTTAACGGTTGGATAGAAACTGAAAAAAGTTTCTGGACCGGAGTGATTTAATAGGAGAAAGATATGCCAACGTTAGCCAGAGGCCAAGAAAATACTCCGTCTATTTTAAATTGGTTTATATCTATAAATGGCGTATTAACTGATGCCTATGAAGTTGGTTATCGAATATACGACATAACAGGCGGACTTCCGGGTACGCAAATATTTCCTGTAACTCCGGGCGATTGGGAAACAGTAAGTAGCGGAACTGGACATTTTAGTGTTGGCTCTTATTATGCGTATAATAATTCTGCCGATAACGGTTATACTCCAACAATTACGGCAAGTTTGGGAACACATAGAATATATTGGCGATGGAAAATAAATTTAGGTTCTTCGTATCAATCTGACGCCGAAGATTTTGAAGTAATAGTGGAGTCTTCAGGTTCTTCGGTAGATACATACATAAGCATACAAGATGTAAGAGACGCAGGAGTAACAGATGAAACAGAATTTCCAGACGCCGTGGTATTATCTAATATAGAATTGTGGCAAGCAGTATTGGAAAGAGCTTGTAGGCAATGGTTTGTTCCAAAAACTATGATATTAAATATAGATGGAACTGATTCAGATACTTTGCATTTTGGCGTCCCTATAATAGAGATAGATTACATCAAAATAAATAATAGCGACGATGAATTGGATACAAATTTATATAAAGTTTACAACGCGACAACATATCCTGATGATAGAAGAAATCCGAGAATTAAATTAGTGAATTCTAGATATTGCGTGGATATTTTTACCGCACCGATGGGTTATGGTAGTTTGTTGTTTAGGAAAGGAAGACAAAACCAAGAAATAAAAGGGACTTTTGGATTTGTTGAAGAGGATGTGAGCGTCCCTAAACCAATACAAAGAGCACTATTGAAATTAGTTGTAGAAAAAATGACTAAACCTGTATACGTAAGCGATCCGGCTACGACCCCAACGCCTCCTCCGCCAATAATAGGAACTCTTTTAGAAGAATGGACGGATGGACATAGAAAAAAATACGGGACTTCAGGGGCAGCTATATCGAAACGTTCTCCGTATTTAACGGGGATAACTGATGATCAAGAAATAATAGAGATAATAAAAATGTATCGCGCTCCAATAGGATGCGCGACACCAGCTAATCCAACATATAGGTAAAATATGTCTGTACCGAATCTATTACATCCTGTAAAAATAACCCTACAGAGAAGAAACGTTACGGATACATTGTACGATGAAGATATGAGAGAACCAATCGGTCAAACATCTTATTACGCCGAAGAGACGTTGATGGGACAAGTATCTTGGGAAAATAAAGATAATGTATACGTTGATGAAAAAGGGACGCAACTAAAAGCTATAGGATACATCCTATTTAGATACGTTGATTTAGAATCAAAAGGAATAACGCTGAAATACCAAGACAGAATAAAAAAAATAGGAAGACACGAAGAAGAGCTTTATATAATAAACACTAAACCTATCGGACATTATCCAGACCAAGATGGAGCGTCCATGATAAGAGCTTATTTTGTAGATAGAATATCTATGGAAGTATGATGGCGGGTCGGATAAAAATAAAACTGTCTAAAAATTGGAAAAAATTAGACAAAAAATTATTAAATTCTAGGAAAGATTTGAAAAATCATTTGACTAGAGCGACTAAGTTGATAGGGAAAAAAGGTGAAGCTTTAGCGAGAAAAGAAATAACTGAAGGAAAATACGAACCGAATAAACCTCTTACCGTAGCTTTAAAAGGCGGTAAGAATGAACCGTTAATAGGGGATAGGCCGGGCGCTCCTTTATTCAAAGCAATAACCTCTAAAGCGGTGGAAGAATTAGCCGTATTCATAGGAATACTACAAACCAACAAAGAATATAATATAGCTAGAGCAATTCACGATGGCACGCCAATAAAAGTAACCAAAAAAATGAGAAATCTGTTTTATGTTCTATGGTTAAAAGGTCAAAGACCTTCTATAGAATTAACGGGACGAGCGGCGGAATTATGGGATAAAATGCCTGGTGGTTGGTTGCCATTAAAAAAATCCACAGAAGCTATTGTTATACCTTCCAGACCTTTCATAGGTAACGTTTGGGATAAAGGGGATATACAAGATTATGCTAAAAGAATATGGGACGAAGCATTAGCTTATATATTCAAGGAAATAGCTAATGAGAACTAAACAGATAATAAAATATTTCGATTTTAATAAAAGCAATTATAATTTGTTTACATTAGGCGATAACGTTAGAGTAAATGTTGGCACCAATTATTTACAATTGAAAGAAGTAAGTAATGGTATATATTCTACTGATAGCAATTTATACGCTTCTACTTGGATAACCAATCCTAATTCAGTAAAACAATGGCAAGGATTCGAATGTACGATAGAAAATGCTTTAGACGAAGATTTGAACGAATTAACCGGAGTTAATTTTAGATTAACGGACGGGGTATCGGAATATTGGCACAACGGCGTCGATTGGGAAACAAATAATATCGATTGGAATACGGAAGAAGAAGTAGCCAACAATATATCAGATTTCCCTATAACCGAAAAGAAAATAGGTGTAATAGTAAATCCATACACAACAAATTCTAGTTACACGCCCTTAATAAAGGGAATTAAAATACTATATTCTGTTGATATGGAGTTCCAGCAAGACTATATCTATAGATCTTTAGTAAGACAATTAAAGGAACAAATTAGACCTATAACTGACTATGCTATAAAGTTAACCAGCGAATCGTCAACAATAAATTTGAATGATTTCGAAATGGAAACGCCGTATGATATAATTAACATAGATTCTGTTTATAACGAAACGAACGACGCTGATCATTTTACAGATTTGTTACAATCATACAACAGTTCGACAAAAATAATAACCTTGACAGATACAATAGGCGAAGACGAGATAGCATACATAAAATTAATATATAGACCTGTAGTAGCAGTTACTACGGGTCTAGATTATTATGAAGTAACGAAGTTACCAACACTCACTTTAACCAATATAAATCTTATTAACACGACTGAATTATCACATAGCGATAGCGTGTTGAACAAATCTACGGGAATTGGCGTTACCGTAAAGCCTCCCAAAAGAAGTGATATGGATATTAGTTTGAATATAATAACTAATAGCGCAATGGATCAAGTTAGATTAGCAGACGAAGTAAAAAGATTTTTCGCTAACAACAGTTATTTAACGTCCTGGGGGATGGATGAAAAATTTCGTTTGCAATTATTAGAAGAATACGATGGACAAGTAGGGATACAGGAAAGCGGAATTTATGCTGGAAAACTTCGTTTCCTGATAATAGGTACGCTATACTATTTACAAGATGCAACGGTTGCGTATTCCGTTGAAAGATTTAGGCTAACAGGCGATGTCGAAGTAGACATTAGTAATTAAGGAGAAATGACCGATGGCACAGAGACGATACGGACCTACAAGAGGCGCTGGAGTAGCAGTTATTGAATTAGAAGGCGAAAAAGGAATTGAACCCGGAGCTCTTGGTTGGTGCGGATATGCCGGAGCCATGGAAAAAGGACCTGTTGGAGAATTAATTCTTGCTCCAAATAAAAGCACGTTTGTAAAGAAATGTGGCGGAGTGATCGATGATTCACTTCTTCCGGATGCAGCGCTAGATTTTTATAGTTTAGCCAACGGAGCAGGAGGTTTGGCTCTTGTTCGAGTTACCGATGGTAACGAAGAGAAAGCCGAAATGCCGTTGTACGCCAGATACGGTTCTCTTTTGACTCAAATGGGAACTTTGAGAGCCAAAAATGGCGGACGATGGGGAGGCAAGGAAAGACGTTATACCGCAGCGGACATTGATATGGATACCGATTTATCCAATACCACTTTGGATACGGGTCTGACTATGGCTGTGGATGAATGGAAGGGGGGGATTCTAGAGATTGCTGACGTCACTAATACTACGTACGAAATAATCGGAAACGACGCTGCAGGCGTGATTACCGTAGCGGCTGATTCCACGATGAAAGACGATTATGATGCTTCCGAAGCAGACCCTGCAACAGATAGATACTATTTATCTCTAGAAAATGCCGGTAAGGCTGTAAGCATTACGATAGGCGACGGGGAAGAAAAACCTGATACGGAATTTAATATTTCTGTTTACGTTGACGGAGCATTCGTAAAGAAATACGGAAATCTTAGTACGAATCCAAGCGATTCTCGTTATTGGGTAAGTTTGATAAATAACGACGATGGTAACGATGAAATAGAAGCAGTTGATGGGTGGGGCGCGGGCGCACATACTGCAGCGGTAAGGCCTGCTAATAAATATGGCATAATCGATACGTCGCCAGCGGTAACGGATACCGTATTGACTTCGATTATACACGATTTCACCATAACAAAATACGCAACTACTCTTCCCGATCCAGTTTTTTCATTGGGGACGACTACTGATGGTATGATAGCACAACAGATAACTTTGGTTGTTACGAACACTGCATCAGAAGCAACAGCTACAAGCGACAAATTTGGCGATTTGGGTACAGTTACAATTGGTAGCGCATTTACTCCAAATAACAAATGGACTCCGCCTTTCACGTTAACTAATACGGGATCAACCCCGTTAGTAGACACAGACGAAATGGTGATAAATTATAAGCCATTCGTTCCTGATTCTCTTATCGGCGGATATTTATATCCCGATAAGGTTCACGCTTCCTCTACAAAGTATAGAATAGTTGATAACGATCACAAAAGTATAACCGTTGCGGATGGTTCCAAAATGACGGATGATGCGGCTGCAGGGGACGAATATATGGTTGTCGCGCCTTTAGAGATGTCAGGCGGAGAAGATGGAAATGCAGGTATAGTAGATTCCGATTATTCACAACAAGCTTGGGACGTTGATAATAGTCCTTTCAATAGGTTGTTTGGTAGGAATATGGGATTAATCAAATACGCTACGCCTGGTGTTACTTCAACGGCGGTACAAAAAGCAGGCGTAGCGTACGCAGAAGCCAAGAATCACCAATATAGATATGAAATAACATCTGACACTACAACAGAGGCAAGCGCTATAACTCAAATCAACGATACGTTAGGACGTAGTGATTTCGCGGTCGTAGCCTTCCCCAGCTACGGCACCGTACCCGACCCCCTAAGCAACGAAGGAAAGACAAAGACCGTTACCCTTACCGGTATGATTCACGGCAGGGAGGCGCGAATAGCGGCCGACTATGATGGGTATCATAAAGCAGAGGCCGGTATCGACGCCAAATTGCCGAAGTTGCTTGATATCCCGACTTCGGACGCCATACTAAACGAAGAGTTACTTAATCCTGCTGGAATAGCTATCATTAAAAAAGTGAAAGGCAATTTCATAATTTGGGGCGATAGAACGGTACATAGCGATCCTACTTGGAAATGGAAACACCAAAGAGAGACTATGTCGTATTACGAACACGTATTACAAGAAAGTTTCGATTGGATCATATTTATGATAAACGACCGAGTTACTGAAAGTTTGGCTATTTCAGCATTAAATAGCTTCTTCCTCCCGGAATACGCAAAAAGAGCTGTCAGAGGGAATACGTTTCAAGAAGCGGTTATAATTAAATTGGATGAAGAATTGAATACCGATGCTACAAGAGCTAATGGAGATATGATTTCTGAAATAAAATTGAGGCTTGCCGATACGGTTGAAAGATTCATCATCAGAATCGGCAAACAAGGAATTTTCGAATCTGTTGGTTAGATTTGAAAATATAACATTTTAAAACGGAGGACAATATGGCTGACATAAGTGTTTTTACTGATGATGAATTATCGGGAACCGGCATAGGACCGGAACACGGTGTTGCTAAGGCTCGTCTTAACGAGCTGATAGCTAAAGTAAACGGAATGGATACTCCTGTTGAAATCGCGTATACGCCTACTACTAGTGCCGATTGGCCTGGTGCTGATCCTACTACCGTACAAGGCGCATTAGATAATTTAGCTAGCTTCCAATCAGTAGACGTTGTGGCTGTATGTGCAGGTTTAGATTTGATGCAGGATGCAGGAGAAAAGGTATCGGCTGCTTTGAATGGAAACTCTGCTAAAAACTTTATTCCTACTGAAGTTTTAATTTTGGCAACAGCACTATCAGGAACCGACCCGGACGGTGGAGCTTTGAAAATAGGTACAGCAGAGGGGGGAGATCAAATATTAAGTGCTACTGCCGTACATTCAATAGCTGCTGAAGGAGGTTCGTTAAGAATGCCTATTAGCACAGTAATGCCAGCAATAGCAGGCAATGCTACTATGTATTTAGAAAGCACAACAAAAGAAACCACTTCTACTACGTTTACCGTAACTGCCTATATCATAGGCAAGCAATTTTAATTGATATTGTAATGATCGAGTTCCAAAGGAGTTGAATATGAAAGGCGATATAAAAAGTGATCATATCCCGGTCAGCAAATATAAATTGTTGGTTGCAGGATTTCCGTCTTTGACAATTGTAGAACTTAGTGGTTTAGAAGACGAAATTGTTACAACTGAATTACCTGATAGGACGGTAGTTTCAGGCGGACAACATACAGCGTCCGAATTCACTATTATGATGCCAGATCACCATTTGGAAGAACAAGCCATTATGGAAACTTGGTTCATAGAATCTACAGATCCCGTTTCTCCAAGTTACAAAAAAATAGCAACTTTAGTAGCTGAATCTGTAAGCGGCAATATCATTAGATCTAGATCGCTTATCGGCGTATTCCCTAAGAAAAGAAAACTTTGGGATGGCGAAATGGCGAATGAAGGCGAAATAGCGCTAGTAGAATGGACACTTAGCGTGGATGAAATATTGCCTATTTAGAGCGTAATTCAATAACACGGTTGGGCTTAACAAAAGCACAGCTAATTGGAGGTGAACCGTGAATAAAGAAAGTGAAACAAATAAAACCAACATCAAGCGCGTAACTCTAAAGGAACTCGACCAATTAATGCCGTTAGGTATAGCTAACAACGACGGTAGCTATAACAAATCGTTTGAGGTTAAAAGATGGAGAATGAAAGAAGAAAGGGAAATTGGAGAACAAAAGGAATCACATAGGGATGCTAGTGTCGGACAGTATGTAGGAATAGTATTGTCTACTATGTGTAAAAGCATCGGAAATATTAATTTCGAATCCTTAAAAAAAGCCGAAAAAAACGTACATATTTCACAAATGTTTGTTGGAGATGTATTTTATATTTATGTTTGGTTAAGAAAGAATTCAATTGGAAGCGAATTACAACTTTCAGTAAAATGTCCAAATTGTTCTAATAAATTTAAAGTTGATGCTAATTTGGATACAGTGGAAGTAGATATATGTGATAGGTTAGAAGACGCTTGTTGGAATTATAAATTAGAAGAACCATTCGAAATACGCGGAAGATTGGTTACTGAATTATTGATGGGCCCTCCAAGGTGGTTGTCTTTGGAAAATCTAAAAGGAATAGGGACCAACACAGGCGCAGCAAAAGCGGGATTAATACTAGGTTCTATATTGGGTATAGCCGATTGGCTTGGCGAAGACGGTAAACCGAAACAAGTTGCTTTAACCGTAAACGAATTAGACGAAATGGGTAAAAAAGACATAGAAAAAATAACTAACACGATGGATAAAAATGCCATCGGACCCAATATGTCGGTAGAAGGCGATTGTCCCAGATGTAGATCCGATTATAAAATGCCAATAGATTGGAGTTATGATAATTTTTTCGACATTTCTGGCCAATAACGCCAGCAGAAACATTAAGAGAAGAAATCTTTGTTCTTACGTATTGTATGAAAGGAATAACATACGATAACATAGAATCTATGACTTCAAGCGATAGAAACTGGTATTTAAATAGATTATATAGACAATTAAAAAAAGAAGCAGACGAAGTGAAAAAGAAATAACCGCGCTAAAATAGACCGTAGGGTTTGCATAAGGAGATAATAAATTGGCTTTAGAAAGATACGGTTTAGGCGCGGTTATTACGGCGGATGAAAAACCGTTTGTAGCCTCCACGGATAGAGCCAGGGATTCTCTAGGACGATTTATATCAACAGCAAGTAGGGCACCGGTAGCAGTTTCGTCTATGAATGCTGCTATGCGTCGTGCTGCTTTGATTATGCAAAGCGGTGCGTCGCAAATATCAAGAGGAACTACGCAATTAGCAGCGGGTCTGCGTAGTGCAGCATTAGGAGCCTTACCGCTTACGTTGGCAGTAGGCGCAGGGATATCACAAGCGGCAAAATTCGAAAGACAAATTTCCGCCGTAGCTTCCATAACAAGAGCAAGCGAAAGGGAGATGGCCGCTCTTACTAAAGAAGCTAAACGTATGGGAATTATATCCGTATTTAGCGCTACCCAAGCCGGCGAAGCTATGGAATATCTAGCTAGAGCGGGTGCTAATACGGACCAAGTAATAGCGGCCTTGTCCGGAACTATGAATGCTGCAGCCGCCGATAGCATAGAATTATCTACAGCGGCAAACATTGTAGCCCAGGTCGTTAGATCTATGGATTTAGCTTGGGAGGACGCTAGTCACGTAGCGGATGTTTTGGCTTTAGCTTCAGCAAGCGCTAATACCAACATAACTTTGTTAGGAGAATCATTTAGATATGGTGCGTCGATAGCCAAAGGTTTGGATATTTCTCTTGAACAAACTACCTCTATAATGTCCAAATTAGGAGATGCTGGTTTAAAGGGTTCTATTGCCGGTACATCATTCGTAAATATGATGAATAAGCTTATGAAGCCAAGTGAAAAAGCATCCAAATATTTAAATAAATGGAAAATAGTTATGGAAGACGCTAACAAGGAATTATTGCCTATATCTTCCATAGTAGAACAAATATCGTCTAAAATGAATAAAATTCCAAGCGCTACGGAAAGAGCTTCATTGGCGATTGAATTATTCGGTTTAAGAGGCGTTAAAGCATATAATGCTTTAAGAATAGCAGGCAAAGAAGCAACGGATGATTTGGAGGACAAATTAATAGCGGCTAGTTTCGGGATAGGCGCCGCAGCCGAAATGGCAGAGAAAAGATTAGATAATTTATTAGGTCGATTGAAATTATTTGGAGCTTCCGTAGAATCACTAAGTATTGGGTTGTTCGATCCGTTATTAAAGTCATTCACTCCGACTGTTGAGGAAATGACTAAAGGATTGAACAACATATTATTTAGTTTAGACGCCCTTAGCGATATTCGCAAAGAGGAGGGAAGGCAAAATTCCGAAAGCGCTATTCTTCTATCGAAAGAAGTTAGCCAAAAACTTTTGGCAGCAGGCGCTACGCAAAATTATGCTAATGCTACGAAAAGCGCTATCCAAGTTCTAAGCCGCATGCAAATGTCTGAAGAGAATCTATCCCGAGCACAGGTCGAAGCGCGCAAGAGAGGCGTTCTAGCATCCATAGAGGCGGAATCCAGACGCAGAGCAGATATGATAAAGTCTGCCCACATAGCAGCAGCAGGAGTTAAAAACGAAAAAGAACTTGGCGAACTTCGTTACAAGATGATGTCTGATCAAATAAAATCGATGACAGACGCTAGACGAACGGAGGCCAACGAACAAATAGAATTGGCTTTTAGCGGAGCAAAAGGCGCTAGTGAAGCACAAAGAAAATTAAGACAACGCATTTTAGCAGAGGCTCTTTCCAACAACGAAAAACTTAATGATTTAGAAAGAGCAGCCGCTGTATCACAAATAGATACCTATTTGATGTTGGAAGCAGAAAGATTAAAACGTGGCGATGCTATTCGTTCGGAAATATTTAGTATAGAAAAATTACACGAAATAAACGATAAGTACGGGTCCAGCGCCGTACAAATAGCATTAGGAATGCAAGATGCTATAGATGGTTTGCGAGACGCTTGGGATAGCTTAACGAAACGAGTAAAAATATTCGGGAAGGCCATAGAGAAAAGATTCGGTAAAGAAGGATTACGAAATCTTGGTAAGTATGCTACATATTTCGTAATAATAGCGGCTGTAATAGTGCCGTTGGTGTTATCTATAACCATTCTAAGTTTTGTACTTGGTGGATTAGCCAAAGCATTCATAGGACTCAAATTAATTGCTGTTGGCGTTATAACGGTGATAAAAGGGGCGATTATCGCTTTAGGAGCAGCATTCTGGCCTATAGTAGCGGTCGTAGGAGCATTAGCCATAGCATTCGCTTTTTATCGTAAAGAAGGCGAATCTTTTGGACAAACTATGATTAGGTTGTGGAATGATATAAAAAATGCTGCTTTAAGATTTTATGAAATTTCAAAACAAATAATAGAGGGATTTGTTGATAGATGGAACGAAGTTGCTAACGAAATAAAAGATTCTTGGAAGAATCTTTGGGATAGCATAGTAGTAAGAATAGAAGATACCGTTGGCAAAATTAAAAATAAATTTAATGATATCTTTGGACATTGGTTCCAAGGAATAGAAGAGATGAAAATAAATTGGAAAACCGTAGGAGCAGGCATAGTTAATGCTATCGTATGGGTATCCGATGTTATAATAGGAATAATAGATAATATAGTTGGAGTGATTACCACGCTAGCTGACATAATGATAACCGTAATGGACGGACCTTTACGATTTATCGCAGCAATGGTTGATACAATAAAGGTTAATTCCGATTCCATTGTATCAATATTTTCGGAAGCTTGGGAATCCGTTAGAGAAACTTTTGGTTCCGTATTTTCAGAAATTAGAAATGCTATAAACGAAATTGTAGCAGAATTCTTTGGTTCCAGCAAACAATCTAGTGAATCCTGGGTAACAGCCGGTAGAACCATAGGGAGCGCAATATTAGCAACACTACACACAATTGCTTGGACTATTAAGTGGATTGCAAAAGGAATTGGAACGGCAATAAAATCCGCTGTTTACATAATGAAAACTACGTTGATAAATCTAAAAAGGATATTCGGGGATACCTTTACAGGAATTCAACAAATATTAGAAGGGGATTTTTTAAATGGGATAAAAAGAATTGGAGCAGCAATATTTAATGCTTTAACAATGCCTATACGTGTTGCTCTCGGCAGTTTAATGAAATTGATAAGGAATATTCCTCAAGTCGAAGAAGGTTTAAGTTATTTAGGTGTTGATGTAAATAAAATACAAAAATGGCTTGACGAAGGAATAACATTTAACGAAGCAGATAAAAAGAAAGTAAGAACAGTTACAGCTGTCAAACAAGCGTCCCAAAGTATGGAGGACGCTAATAAAGAATCAGTTAAAGCGGATACGCAATTTGATAAAAGCGTTAAAGACGCTACAAAATTATCAAATAAGAATGCTCTATTGGATACTATAAATGATTTAAAAACACAACAATTAAAGAAAGCATCCCAACCTCCTAAGACCGATGTTAATGTTAATTTAGAGGATAAAAGAGTATTAGATATTAATAATAAGATGTGCGTAGAAGGCGAAGCTATGGACGTAGCGACGGCTAGACATCGCCAAGAAATACACGATAGAGCTGGTTACAAATCTACTCCTTGGCAAAGAAGAGTTATGTTAGAACACGGAACTGCTCCGGTAAAAAGGTCGGCGTCATGAGTATATTCCCTATGTTAAAATCTTGGTTTTTACAGAACCAAACTACACAACAAATAATACGAGGGGAATTCCATCCTATTGATTTAACCAAAGAAGTTAAACCAAATTACGCTAAGCATGTAGCATTAAGCCGAACTAAAGAAATACTGCAATTTTTAAATCAAGACGCCGATACTTTATCATTCAGAGCCGTAATGAACAATAGAGACGGATTTAGTTCGTTTGTAGAAAAAGATTATCAATTATTAGAGTCTTGGGCAAGACCTGATCCTATTTACGGCAATAAGCCTCCTATATTAACATTTTGGGTCGGCCAAGGTTGGGAATTGATGGAATGCGTAATTACCGGCCTTACCAATATAAAATTCGAAGAGCCTTTTGCCAACGGACGAATAAGAAGAATAAGTCTCGTAATAAATTTAAGGAAATATGAAAAATTTTCCTTAGAAGGAGCCGGAAATTATGAAACTCGATATCACAGAGCGGCAGTAAGAGATTATTACGAATTATTAGCATATCGAGAATACAACAATCCTATGTTAGGAGTTATAATCAGGAATAGGCATCCAAATAAACCTAATATACAAATAGGGGATGTAATAAAGTTACCTAGTGTTGAAGCGATAAGAAAAGAGAGAGCACAACCAACTAGTATAGCACTCAGGACTATTACGGGCAAAAAAATAACTCCGCAAAAAACTCTCGTTAAACAAATGTTTGATAATCGTAATATAGTGAAAGTTAGTTACACTATAGTAAGTTGAGATAATTGTGGTAGAAATTAACAAAGAAACTGATTTTATGGCTCCTACTTTTGATATATTAGTAGAAGGCCAAGAAATTAGCTCTAATATAATAGAGTGTATAGAATCAGTAGAATATGAAAGCGCGGATGGATTAGCCGATGTTATTCACATAAGAGCCATAAATCCTGATTTCATTTTAAGCGAAGCCAAAGTTTTCCAACCCGGTAACGAAGTGGCAATATGGATGGGATACGGTTCTGAACAAGAATTCATAGGAAGAGGCATTATAAGAGCCCAACAACCAAATTTTCCTCAAAATGGAATGCCTACGATACGAGTTGCAGCGTTTACACGTGACGTTCAAATGATGGATAACGAACCAGAAAGACCCAAAAAGGTTCCAGGCAAAAGAAGAAAAAAGGGCGGAAGAGTTTTCAAAGATTCTAAACATTCTGATGCGGTAGAAGCCAAAGCTACATTCTATGGTTTTACCCCTGATATAGATATAACAGAAGGCGAACCAAGTAATTTTATACAAAGACCTGGTCAATCTGATTACGAATTTGTTAACGGATTAGCAAATATAAATGGATACGTATTTTGGGTGGATGGCGACGAAAATAAAGAATGGACTTTGCACTTTAAAAAACCAGATTCATTACCAGGTTTACAGGAAAAACAATATACGTTCCGATATAATCAACAAAACGATAGCACGCTGTTATCTTTTCAAACCCAATTTTTGATAAACAAATCCATAACCGAAATGGATGTTGTAGTAAAAGACAGACGAACCGGGAAAGTCTTGGAAGTTACGGTAAAAGAGGAAAGCGATGCTTCTCCGGATTTAAGTGCTATTGGCGATCCCGCAGAAGAAGTAGTAACCCCTAGTCCAATAGAAATATTGAGAGCCGGCACTTTAGAAGGGTTAACTTCTGCTAGTGATGTTAAATTATTTTTTAATGATTATAGTTTTACGGTTAACACCAATAGAAGATTCAATACTCAAGCCGAATTAGAAGCGTGGGCGAGACAATGGTTTAGGAGAATGCGAGAAAATTTCGTATTAAGTGAAGGTAGAGTGATAGGTGTTGGTAATTTAAGAGCAAGACAGGTACACAAATTATATGGAGTCGGCAATTTATATAACGGTGAATATTATTTTACAAAAGTTAAACACATTTGTTCTAAAGATCACGGTTATATCGTGGATTTCAAAGCAAGAAAAATGGTTCCGTAATGAGTATTATTTGGGAAAAATATGATGCCACCGTAACTGCCAACGAAGACGATGAAAACAGAGGAAGAATAAGAGTTGCTTGTGTTGGTTTATTGGGAGATGAAGAAATAGAATTGCCTATGTGGGTGGAACCTGTATTGGAATGGGGTTTCTTTTTGGTGCCTAATGTAGGAGAAATCGTAGAAATAGAAGCGGCCACGGATTCCGATGAAGATGAAATAAACGGACAATTTTCTATAGACAATTTAGATATTAGATGGAGAGGAAAACGCTCTTATACGATAGACGAACCTGAAAATGAAAATATAGAGCCAACGCCTATTCATCCGGATTTTTTAAGCAATTACGGCAAAAGGAGAGGATTCTCTACGCCGCATGGCCATATTGTAATGTTTGATGATGATCCAAAAAATCCTACTCTCCAAATAACATTTCAAAAAACTGCTATGGAAGTCGGAACACCACCGGAAGCTTCTGATTATAGTCGATTGGAATTCGAAAAGGACGGAAGCCTAAAAGTTGCGTTATTAGAAACCACTACATTACATTTACAAACTGAAGGTAAAAAATTAAAAATAGAAATAGACGGAGGGGAATCATTAGAAATTGCTGGAAAAGATTCTGATACCGTAGCAACAATAGGCGATGGAGCGGTATCCGCAACCATAGCAGAGAATTTAAAAAACTATATCGATAATTCCGTGAAAATACATATAGACGGACATGCTCATCCTACAGCCATGGGAAATAGTGGTCCTCCTTTAACACAGATGCCCGCATACGATGATCTTATAACTTCCGGCCATCTGAAATTTCCGGATAAATAATTATGGTAATGGTATCTACAACATTAGCAAGCGAACTAGAGAGTATGACTCCGGAATCAGATGAAAACGTTGTCATAGATAGATTTGCTTCTGCTTGGGAGACTTATTTTTACGATGCTTCAGTAGGCGGAATACCGGCAAACGGAGGAACTTTAGCCGGCGCGACATCCGCAATGAAATCGGCTATGGCTGGAATTACTCAACCAAACGCTGGTTCTATTTCTATACAAAACGGAATTATCGCATTCTGGGGCTTAGTAGCCTCCTCCGCTGCTTCTATTTGGACCACAGTTCCTCCTTGTACGGGCGCTACGCCTCCTCCAAGCCTAGCAACAATCTCGTCAGTTCTAGACGGCGTATTCGCTTCTAATGTAGCATCAAAATTAAGTTTAGCGGACGCTTGTAGTGCTATTGCGGGGGCATTACACACCTTGAATCTAGGCGGCATTTGCGCGATACCATCGCCAGGCGCGCCAACGCCAATATTATGAGGACAATATGAGAGGTTTAAGAATACCAGTTGGAGTTGGACCGAATGGCGGCGCATCTTTGATAGAAGGCGATGAGAACGATTATAAAATAATATCAATCGCATTGGGTAGCAACGAGAATGAAAATGCTTTTCAACAAGACGTTACATTAGGCGAAAATATGGTATTTGATTTAAATGATTATTCCATAAGGGCCAACATATTAAAAAAACTGTATAAAATTTTCGAAGATTTCCGATTGAAAAAGAGATTTGAATTAAAAAAAGAAACTATAACTTGGATTGAAGATTCTAAGAATCAAACGTTATCATTAGAATTTAGGTATGTGAATTTAGAAAGCGACGAAGATATATTTTTCAGAAAAGCATTTACTAGTGCCGATTGAGAGGGAATATGGCTACGAATATAACAATACCGGATTTTAATTTTGCGGCATTTTATTATGCGGACATCTTAGAATCGCTTATGCGATACAAAAGAATATATGTTCCGGAATTAACTGAAGAATTAGACGAAGAACCTTTTATACAATTTTTAAGAGCTGTAGCATTAGTAGGGCATTTGAATAACACTCTTTTAGATTTAGTAGCTAACGAATCGACTTTAGGAACTGCCAAATTAGCCGATACCGTTAGAGAGATGTTCAAATTGATAGATTATGATTTAAGTCCTGCTACGCCATCACAAGTTGATATAGTGTACGAACTCAGTAAAGTATTCGTTGCTAATTATGTATTAATATCTGAAAATTCACAATCTTCTACAAAAAGAGATGGCGATAATCCGATAATAACGTTCGAGTCCTTAGAGGAACTTGAAATAGAAAGAACCGATAGATTTAGTTATGTTTATTCTTTAGAAGACACTACGTATACCAATTACACCAGCGAAGCAAACACAACTCCAGGAAGTACATGGTCGCCTTGGACTACGCCTAGTTCTAAAGATTGTATATATTGGGGACACAAACAAGTTATGTGGAATAAATTGTCCGCATATTTAAATACACCTTCCTCTAGCATAGGTGGTGTTTTTGAATTTTATGACGGAGAATGGAGGAAAACAAATCCGTCATCGGTAACAGTAACTGGCGGAGGAAGTTCGTTATATTTCGACTTAACAAGTTATTTGGGAACTCAAAATAGACAAGGAACTCTTGTAAGGATACAACTTAATGAATCGTCGACTTACGAAGATGTTTATGTTACTTGGACAGGAAGTGAAAATGTAGCAACTACTGGATTATTGGGTCAATCTGATCCTTCAACGGAAATAGAAGATTATTCTGTAGGTTCGGATTGGACTATATTAGACGACGTAGAAGACGGAACTTTAGATTTTACGCAAGACGGAGACATAGATTATACTCTTCCACACACAACGACTAAAAATTGGGTAAAAACGACTATCAACGGATTAGAAGCGTTTTGGCTGAGATATAGAATAATAACAGCGACTGCTCCAACTTCGCCTATTTTTATCAATACTCGTATGGACGAGGGTAAGCAATACGTAATAAGGTTGGTAACACAAGGCCTAACGCATACAGACGAACCAATCGGTAGTAGTACCGGACTTCCAAATCAACGCTTTTCTATATCTAAAGAGAATTTCATAATAAATAGCGAAACAGTTTATGTTGATGATGAAGTATGGACTAGAGTTGATAATTTCCTAGGAAGCAAACCCAATGATAAACATTACGCAGTAGAACTTACCACTAACGATAGAGCGGTAATAGTATTTGGTGATGCTGTTACCGGTAAAATACCTCCATTAGGCGTTGGGAATATAGATGTTACTTTTAGGTACGGTGTACAAGATAACGGTAATGTTGGAGCTAATACGGTAACAATAGATAAATCGGGATTAACATTTATAAATAAATTGTGGAATCCTAGACAGGCTACGGGATGGAGCGAAGCACAAGGAGCATCGGAAAGTAGTTTAGAAAAAGCAAAAATAGAAGGTCCGGCTACTTTACGAATAAAAGACGTTGCAATAAGTGCAAGCGACGTAGAAACTTTATCACTATTGTATACTGATAGCGACGGAGCTAAACCATTTAGCAGAGCATTCGCTTTTGAAGAAGGGTACGGACCAAAGACTATAGAATTAGTTGTAGTAGCCAAAGGAGGCGGAACGGCAAGCTCCGCGCAATTAGAAAATTTACAAACTTATTTCAACGGAGATAAATATTCTTATCCGCCGATAGAATCACACATAGTAGCTAACCAGCAAGTAATAACAACTAATTATATACAGAAAGTAATAGATTTAGATTTAACAATATACGGTAATGATATTTCCGAAACGGTTGTTTTGAATTCATTACAAAATATAATACAACCAGAAGCCTTAAAAGAAGACGGTATAACTTGGGAATGGAATTTTGGCGTATCTATTACCGTATCTAGGATAATACACGAAGTTTTTAGCACAAATAATTCAATAACTAAGGTTGTTGTTAATAGTCCGTCTTCTGACGTAACATTACAAACTAGAGAACTTCCCGTTTTAGGCGAAGTC